GGGATCTGCTGCTGCTTCGCCGTCTAGATATTTCTTCAGTGTGCGGATGCGCTTGACGGTGGCGCCACCAAGGTCATTCCCTGCTGTGGTGGCATTTACGAGCAGCAACAGGGCGGTCATGTTGCCGTCAAGGTTGGCGATGGTCAGCGTGGGGCGCGGCAGTGTGCCGGTGTTGCTGTAGTCAAAACCCTCTGCCTTAACTGGTAGACGTGTGTATGAGTTGCCGTTCCAGATAATGTTGCCGCTGACGTTAGCGTTAGCGCCGTTATGGAAGCGGTACGTGTCGTTGCTACCGTGCAACGTTGTGTCCAACGTCAGCTCAAACAACTCAATAATTGCGCTGGGTGCAATGGCAGCTAGATCCTCGTAGCTGCTAGCAATCGCAACCCAGGTGACCGTGTTATCGGTGATGTAACTGCCAATGTCTGTTGCCCAGGAAGGCTCTGTGGCGCCACTGGTGCCAGCTACCGTGCATTGGAAAACCAGACCTGATGCCTGCAGCGTTGTAGAACGCCGGATGTTGCCAACGGCAAAGGCAGTACTAGCGGTCCAAGGTGCGTATGCCACTACGGTTCAAAGACCTGACGGAAGGTAGTTTGAATGCTATTAATGTTGGCTGCAATCATTGTTGTTGACCATTCATCACAGACCCATTTTCCAGCAGAGCCATATGGAGGCGTCCAATCAAATGACTCAACCGCGCCACGTGCCTCCAGAAAATCATTAATGTTGTCACGCTCAGTATCTGTACGATTATTAAATGTCAACCTCCAAACAGAGGGTTGCGTATTTAAGCCATATGCCAAACGTTGTTCATAACCATCACCAAACTGCACACGACGTACAATAGGTGCTTGACTTTCGCCAGCGTCAAAATCTGGTGTGAATGTAAATGTCGCCATCAGCGTGTACCAGAAAGTAGTCCGCCAGGACGTTGCTGCTTAATTATCTCACTCTGCACTGCAGATGAAATGGCAACGCCTAAAGCTTTTGCATTCGCACCTTCGCCTTCTACTGCACTGCCCTTGGCATCGACGTTGACCACCACGTTTACGCCTTGACCGCCACCCTGCATGGTGACAGGGATTGAACGACCATCAGGCAATGGCACATAGGCTTCAGACATGCGACCTTCGCCAAACATGGCCAGTTGCGGGCTATTAGCAATGCCACCTGCGGCGTAGCGTTTTAGAGGCAAAGGACCGTCAAGGGTCATGATTCCGCCTTTTTCAAAATTGAATAACTTGGCCAAAAAACTTCCGGAAGGGGAAACGCTTTTTAATAAGTTGAACATTGCAGCTTGTACAAATATTTTTGCAAAATCGGCTAATACTGAACGAGTAAAATCAGCAAAAGAAGCTTTACCTGTAGTCACAAATTGCGTAATGATGTCTGTCAAGCCGCTAAACGCAGAAGCAAGTGACTTGCCTAAGTTGCCTGCGAGATCACCCATTTGCTTCACCCCAGCGGCAAAACTGGTAGCAAGTTGCCCACCAAAAGTAGCGGCCTGCTCGCGTGCTTCTTTTATGCTTGCAATAACTTTTTCTGTTTCTTCGACCTTGTTAATTTTTTTTGCGTTCTCACGCAATTGTGCAATTTCTCGTTCAAATTTAAGTTCTTCAGCTTGTTGCTTGGTTTTTAACCCATATTGAACTTCTATATCTTGAAGCGCAATAGTATGTTGCTTTGTAAGCCGATTTAGTTCTATTTGAGCTTCAACAGTACGGTCTAGCTCTTTATTAACAGCCTCATTGAGTTGCTTTGTTGCATCAAGTCTTTGAGCTTCAGCATCACGAGCGAGAAGTTGCTTATTATTGACTTGTTCATCAATTTTTAAAATTTGTAGTTTGTACTTCAAATATGCTTCCTGAACAGGATTCATTCCACTCTCAAGTTGGGCTAACTGTTTTCTAATATTAAATTCCTCCAAACTAATATCAACCAATTTTTTGCCAGTTTCTTTTTTCTCTTTGGCACCACCATCACCGCTCGGACCGGGAAACCTAGTTACACCAGAAAGATCTAATGCATCTGGTTTCGGCTTCTGGCCAGCAGGAGGACCAGCAGCAGCGCGAGTTTGAACACCTTGAATATATTGGATAACTTTTCCAATATCTTTGATAGCACTAGGTTGATCAATAAACTTACGCAATGGTGCTGGTATTGCGTTATAAAGACCAGTGATTGCAATTTGTACCGCTTTCAATAGGCCGACAGTATTGTCTTGAATTGCCTTAAGAGCGCCAGTCCACATATTTGAAGCATCTTTGCCAGTAGAGCCGACAGATTTGCCAACACCATCAAACTTTTTGCCGATATCAGACGCGACAACCCCAACATAATCAGAAAGTGCTTTGAAGAAATTAGCTGCAGTTTTGACACCAGATTCGACTTCAACTGAAAGCTGCTTCATTGCAGCTCGCAGATCATTTGAGACAACACGGCTGATGTTATCTACCCAGAACTTGAATTCTTTGTTGTTGTCGTAAAGCGCCTTTGTTAGCAACACAAGTGCTGTGACTCCGGCGGCAACCCAACCAAAACCCGGAATTGCATAAATTGATAAAGCTAGTGCTTTGATCCTTGTTTCAATAATTCCAATTGCACCAGCGAATACAACGCTTGCCATGGTTGCGTTTTGCAGACCAACAATGAAACCAACGATTTTTATAGTTGCGACCGTTGAAGCAAAAACAGTGAATGCCAATACGACCTCATCAAGCGTTCTTGTCAAGGCCAAAAATGCCTCGCCGATTAACTTGGCGCCAGTGACAACTGCTGGAGTTATTTGTTTAACAAATTGCCCAAAGCTGCTTTGCAACTCACTGCCTATAGGTTGCAATGCCGCACCAACAGCTAATTTCATATCGTTAAACGCAATACGCAAGCGAGCGCCAGCATCAGCACTTGACGCTGCAACCTTTAATGCTGTCATCCCATATTCAGTTCCCAACAGTTGTATAAACTTCATCAACTCGTTCAAGCCAATAGCGCCATCTTTCAAACCTTTTTGCAACTCAGGCAAGGTCATCTTGTTTGCTTTGGCAAATAGCGTGACAGCGCCTGGTAAACGCTCACCTAATTGACCAGATAGTTCTTCTGCACTGACCTTGCCTTTGGAAAACACCTGCACCATTGCTGTGATGGCGCCTTGAACATCCTCTGCGCTACCACCAGTGCCCTTGATTGCTTTTGTAATATTTGTAAAAACAATGCCAGCATCACTAACTTGCCCGCCTGCACCTTTTACAGCAGCCGTCAATTTTGTCATGCCTTGAATAGCTACTTCTTGCGGCACATTGAGTTGCCGTGTAGCTTGATCTGCTATTCGCAATGCTCTGCTGTATTCTGCTTGCGTGCCAGCAACACCTTGTAGAGCAATTTTTAGCTTCGTTATCTCTGCAACATACTCAGCCGTTGAGCCAAGAAGTTGACGTAACTGCCCAACTTGCGCACCAATTGCACCGCCGGTGATCGCACCCGGAACACCACCAATTGACCCAACAGCGGCACCAAGAGCGCCCTCTGGACCGCCAAACACGCCAGCGCCAGCAATCGTGCCAACAACTTGTGCAGCACCACCGAAACGTCCACCAGCAGCACGGCGACCCTCAGTCTTTGCTAATTGCGCCTCAAGTTTTGCCGCCTCAGCTCTTGCTTCCTTGAATTCGAGTGTGCCAATTTCTACACTGTTAGCAATCTGCCGCCAAGAACTTGCATAGCCACGCAGGTTGTTGATGCTATTGGCTGATGTTGCTTGTATAGCCCTTAGTTCAGCAGTCAGTGATCTGAAATCTTGGTTGGCATCAGTTGCCTCCCGGCCAAGCCTGTTGAGAGTTCGCCCAAGTTGCTGTAACTGTTCGCCGCCTACTTGACGAATCCGCAATAGCAGCTCGGTCGTTTGGCTCATTTCCGGTTCTCAGCGAAGAAGGCTAATGCTGCAACTTCCATCACCTGTATGCCTTCAAGCATGGCAGCAGGATCGGTCACTGCATACAGCTTACATAGCCATTCTAAACTCGGGTAGTGCATGCCAACAGGTCCGCCCATGCCAACGATCCATTGGGTCTGCATGCGTAGAAACATTTGTACAACTTGAACATTCTCTTCCCAAAGTTCAAAATCATCAGAGTGTTTTTTTGCCTGTAAATCATCAATAGCCTCAGGCATCAAACCCAGAGACTTGAGATCATCTTCTGTTTCTTCTTCTCCTTTGTCTGCTGCACCGCACCAA